GGACTTCGTGCAAACCGGAGACGCCCAAGCCATCCCCAACAGCAGCTTCACCGGTCGTAGCTACCAATCTAGTTTTGGTGGCCCTGGTTCTGAAAATGTGCCCTTCTTCTGTGGGCTGCGCTTAGTAGTGGATGACGACATCAGCAACGACGGCACCAACTACGCCGTTTATGGCTTCACCGGTGGGTCTGTTGGTCAAGCCGAACAACAAGGGCAACGCACTGAAACCGACCGCGACATTCTCGCCAAAGAGGATGCCATGGCGATTGATATGCACTGGCTCTATCACCCCATGGGGCTGACCTGGACTAACCAAGGCATCATCAACCCCTCCCGTGCTCAACTTGCCACCATTGGCAACTGGTCTAAGGTTTATCAAACCAAAAACATTGGCATTGTCCGTGCCACCGTTGTTTCCAATTTCTAGGAGTCGTCATGCCCTCTATTTTTGATTTACAAGAACCGTTATCTGAGTTCACTGGCGTTGCCACCAAAGACGCCGCTGGTAGTCTCACTGCAGCGGAAACCATTGCCGGGTTAATCCTGTCTGCCCCTGCCTCTGGGGTTACCCTCAATTCCCCCACTGCAACGGCGATCACCGATGCGTTGAAAGCCGCCAAGGCTGGTAGCGCTTTTGATTTCGCTGTCCGCAATGCCGGGGGTGGTAATTTCGCTGTCACCTTTGCAGCGGCGTCGGGGGTCACCATCACGGGGACTGCCACGGTAGCCAGCGGTAAAGTCGGCACCTTTCGGGGCGTTGTGACCGCAACGGATACCCCGGCTGTTACCTTCTACCGAGTGAACACCAGCGATATTTAGCATGGGATTATTTGCTTTCAACAGACAACGGCGGCGGCAGGCGGTGATTAAGTCCCCTCCTGTCGTCCCGGCTAACGAGGATAAGACCGATGGCGGTAACACTAAACGCAGTGGTGGGCGGAGCAAGCAGCAACACCTACCTACTCCTAAGTGACGCCCAGGGGATTATTGACTCCTTGATGCTCAACGAGGAGGTGACGACCTGGGACGATGCGGAAGAGGATGTCCAGAACCGTGCTTTGGTCACCGCCGCTTGGCGGCTTGACCGGGAACGTTTTTTTGGTAATCGCACTTCTACGACCCAGGCGTTGCAGTGGCCCCGCGTCGGTGTCCGCAAACCTGACCAATATCAACCCGTCTACCAGGCTGGCTACTCGTTTTCTGTGCGGGCAGATTATTACCCCGATGATGTCATCCCCGATGAGGTCAAGAAAGCACAAACCATCCTGGCGTTGTATTTGGTCTCGGAACCCGATGCCCTTAATTTAGGCGGGCTAGAACAATTTAAAAACGTCAGCATCGGCCCTTTGTCCGTTACCCCGATGCAACCCCAAAACCAACGATTACTGCCTCCCCTGGTGGAACAGTATCTGCGGGGGCTGAGGGCAAGCACCAACGCAATTTCTATCCAAAGGAATTAATTATGGGCGACAACTACTATGCAGGATCTATTCATGCGACAACTGGAACCCATACGGGGGAATTCGGTTGTCTTTACGCTTTGGCAGATTCCAACATCACCGCCACCGGCAAGGGTGGAACCACTGACCTGTCCTCTGTGGCAATCCCCGTCCGAGGAAAGGTGTTGGGTAAGTTTTCTTCTGTCACTGTAAACTCTGGCTCGATGATTCTTTACACGGTGCGATAGATGGCGATTCTCGATAAACCACTCCGTAAGGTTTCTACTAAACTTATCCGTCGTTTCGGCACTACGGTCACCCTGATTCGCAAGTCGGCACCGGTCTACGATGTGGAAACCGGCACGGCAACGGAATCCGCTACCAACTATCAAGTCAAAGCCATCATTCAGGATTACAACGCCAAGGAAATGCAAGAGGGGCTGGTCAAAGTCGGCGATCGCCGGGTCTTGTTCGCATCAGCGGAACTGCCCTTTGAACCCCAACCCTCTGACCAGGTGGTACTAGAAGGCATCACCCATAACGTCATCACTATTCAACAGTTTTATTCCGGCGATCAGTCAGCGGTCTTTAGTTGTCAATTGAGGAAGTAGCCATGGCTAACGATCGCCAGCAAATCCAAAACATCATCAAGAAGATGAAAGAGAACGCCGACATATTGGTTTCGACCATTGTGTTAGAAACCCAGGCGAAACTTAAGGAGGAGTCCCCGGTGGATACGGGACGGTTTCGGGCGAATTGGCTAATTTCTGAGAACGAAATAGACGACAGTACGGTGGAAGGGGAAACCGGCAGTTATGCCCTAGAAATCACCGCTGACAAGAATTATTACATCACCAATTCCGTCCCCTATGCCCAACGGTTAGCCGAGGGATGGTCACAACAGGCACCAGCGGGCTGGGTAGAATTAATCGCCGCTGGCATCCCCGCCCGGGCTAAACAGATAGCGGAGGCACTCAACCGCAATGCCTAGTTACAACGCCATCCGTCGCACCATTGAAACGGCGATCGCCGCTGAATTTACCGACTATCCGGTCTTTTTTGGCAACCAACAAACCACACCCCCCAATAATGCGCCCTGGCTATGGTGTTCCGTTAATTTTGGCGATGCTTCCTATCAAAGCTTGGACGGGCTGGATTTTGTCGACGGGGTCGCACAATGTAACGTGTTTACTCCCATTGCGGCGGGTACCGGTAGCGCCCTGGCGATCGGCGATCGGCTCAGGACAGTGTTTAACCGCATCAAAATCAGCGGGGTTTATTTCCGTCCTGCTAATGGGCCGCGCAGTGTTGCCCAGGATGCGACCTCGGCATGGTATCAAGTAGCCGTGTCAGTGCAATTCGTAGCCGAACCAATTTGAAAGGCTACAATGTCTTTAGGTCTGTGACCCAACATCCGTAGGCTGTGCCAAAGGAAACGTAACCTTTAAGCCCACGGAGGGCAAAATGACTACTTATCGAGGCGAAGGCGGCTCAGTACGATTCAACAAAGTGGCACCGGCTTCTGGTGTTGCCCAGGTACGTTCCTGGTCAATGAACGTCGAAAAGACGGAAGTGGAAACCACTGACCTAGGTTCTGGTTATCGCAAATACATGGGAAGTTTGGTGGGTGCCTCTGGTACCGCTGAAATTTTCTATGATGCCGGTGCCATTGCATCAACCAAAGATTTCCTAGACGCCATCAACGACCCGGAAGATGATGCAGATTCCGTTTTCGAGTTTTACACCACCACAGATAGAAAAATTTCTTTCTCTGGGATGATTACCGGCATGGACATCAGCGCCACCCCCGGTGAGGCGATTATGGGGTCTTGTTCTTTCCGTTGTAATGGCACAATCACCACTAGCGGACTCTATACCTCCTAAAACATGGCAGCATCCAAACGATTAATCGACCGACTAAAAGAGGCAGATGGGTGGCACGTTCGTACACGCTACCCGTTTGACATCAAAGACGCCAACGGCGCGGTCATTGAGACGGTCTATTTTCGACCCCGCACCAGGGCTGTGCGTAAAAAAGTGCAGTCCCTTTCCCCCAAGGACGCAGCGGAATACACCACCCATATGCTGATCCAGTCAGCAGAATTGGAGGATGGTTCTAAGGCGTTTGAGTTGGGGGATTTTGACGTACTGCAACGGGAAATCAGTGAGGCTCAGTTAGACGAACTTGAACTTTTTATGATTAATGCCGGGGCATCGTCAACGGTGGAAGACGAAAAAAAAGACTCAGAGGCGACCTCGACGCCCGATTCGAGTACCAACTTGCCAAAGACCTAGGCATGACCGTTGAGCAACTCAACAACAATCTCACCCAGGAAGAGTTCATAGGCTGGGTGGCTTTCTATGAGCTTGCCTATGAAGACCAGGAAAAAATGATCGCCGAATCGAAGCGACGGAGGTAGACAATGGCAACAATCTTTTCCGTTGGCGTTGAAGTCCAAACGTCGGCTGCACAACAGGCGATCGCCAGGATGGAGAGGGCGTTTGATGACTTTGCCCGCTCTAGTCAGTCGGCATCTAATGCCACCCAGAAATTTGACCAGAAATTAGATGACGCCACCAAGGAAATCAATAATTTTGCTGACGAATTGGAAGTGGCGAATCGGCGACAGCAGGAATTTGGACGGGG